CTGATCAGCAACAGTAATATGAAACTGTTTAAACATAAACATACGAGCCGAATCAGGAATATCACGTTTCAGAAAGTCGAAACCGGAACGTTGCGCACACTTTACCAAATAATTTCTCCACCCATCCTGAATTTTACCAACTTTAGAATCGCAAGTTAAACGTAAAAACGTCTGAGCAAGTGGGTAAATGATGGGACATTGATAATATTGGTAAGCGTAAGACAGGGCCTTCGCCCTCAAAAAAGTTCGCAATTTTCGGTCACGACAACCCAACTGTGAAATTTCGGTCCAAGAGAAGTTCAAAATGACTTTAATAGGGTCCGCAATAAGAATATGACTATCTCTGTCATAAAGTTGACCACAAAAGCTGGCTTCATTTGGTCCATTCACATAAACCGTCTTAACAATCAATCCAAATTGTTCATAATCCGCGACAGTAAATAGTGGTCCATAATATTGGGCTAGCAAGTCATCTCCTTCAATAAGGACAAAACGATTTTCACAAGATTTCAGTTCACATAAATATAAATAAACCATTAAGTTAGTGAACCCATTGCCCAAACTCGTATTCATCTCACCTGACATCCTACGAGCTTGGACCTTGGCCACAATGGAACGAAATTTCAGCACATTAGTACCTTTTAAGACTTTCATAATTACATCCAACACATGCGCCGAATCAGGCACATCCTGTAACATGTAACGATAAAAGACTTCTTCACATGATTCAATCATATCTTTCGAAAAAGAACATTCGAAAGAAGAGTAATCCGTATTGAGAGTATGCAATGCGAATTCATCTTTTAACGAAGTATTATATAAATAATTTGAATCAATGTAGGCGGCACGTTGTGCTACGGGTATTTTCTTTATAAATTCCTTGCGACGAAATAAAACATCCTCAATTGCTTTGAAATAAGGTGCGCAATAAACTTTAAAGAAATCTGTACGTGAAAATATGCCTCGAGCGAATTTGTAAGTTGGGTAACCTTCATTTTTCAAAAAGCACTTACAATAAGCAGCTCTTGAAGGAAAACCACGACTATCGAAGAATGTAAACCCTTCTTGTAGACAATAATCATACAACTTCTTCAATTCTCTCTTTCTTGCCTCGGGATATGGTGCCTTCGAAAGCCAGACTTCTACCGACGGAACGGCTGAAGCTGACAATGGGACCATGTTGGAGCGCAACCACCGCTCCGTGAAAGCTTTGAGACCCGCAAGTCCGCTCGTTGTTGCTTTAGGGATTCCGCGTCCAATGCGGCCTTTGAGTGCTGAAATGATGTTTTCAGTGGACGTGGCATCTGCCTGGGGGTAAGAAGCTCCCCGGTATCGACACCCCAAGTCGGATTTGACGCACCTTCGAACATTGTCAAGGGATTTAGAAACAGAAACAACAATAACAGCATCACCAAAGCCGTTAACAACCGGCAAGTCTTGAACTTGTAATTCGGTGATTCTGTAACCGTACTTAACAACGAAGGAACGATAGTACCGGGGAGTGGGAAATCCGCATAACGGACAGCACGTGATTTGCCATACTGTGAACGTCGAAACGCCAGCATAGCTGTATCTTCCATAATAGTGTCAACATTATCATAACGATCAAAATTTACAGTAGTCATCGAAGAAATACGACGATTTAAATTATTGAGTAAATTTTCATCATTGTAAATAAAAGTTGAAGCAGGAGAACTAATTAGTTGAATATACATTTCAAAATTAATCATAATACGATATGAAAGCAATTTCAACTTAGGTCGTTTAAAACATTGAAAAGGAAACAATGAACAAGACTGTCCATCATTATAAACGACTTCCTCTGCTATATCCACCAAAGCGTGACGAATTTTTGGATGCATACACTGCTGCCGAACGACAGAATCGGGACGCAAATCAACGTCCTCAGCATTCGAAATTGTGTCGTTAGAGACAAAACTACGGAAAATAGCATTGAAATTCAATGTATAACCGTCGGTCTCTTTTTCGAAATCAAACGAAAATTTAGAAGGAGGGGGTAGCAAGGTAGCTACAACTCGATCTTTGATTTCTACAGGCGGAACAGTGTTAACACCACGTAATTTAGCTGGAACGTCAGGCTGGTGCCCAATCTGATCATGAACACAAATATCATCATTAAATTCATCTTGAGGTTCATATTCAAAATCAGGCGGAGGATACGAATCTTCCAAACGATACGGTGGAAGAACATCACGAACGTCCGGAGCGGATACGAGCGGAGCCTTAAGCTCTAAATTTTGTTTTTGACCACAAGCGTGCTTATCAGCAACATGCTTGTGGTCAAGACCCGTCGGTGGTTGTTTTGAGGCCTTGGGTAAACCGACGGGCCGCCAGTGCTCCTTTTTATCAACCCCAAACTGGCCTTGGGGAAGCAATCCTAAGAGACCAGGCGCAAACTCGACTCCAGAACGGAATCGACGTCGACGCGGCCGTACATGAGGACGCTTGGGCAATTGGTTTGTTTTAGAGGTACCAACCCCTGATGACCCTGGAATAAC